AATGTAAGAAGAACATTTTTGGGTGTCTCTGATAAAGTAGGTATTGACACGACTTTCCTTGATTACAAAGGAGGTCAAAACGATGGTTCACTTTGTACTGTTGAAGATTTCCCAACTTGGAATTACAAGACTAGAGGTTTCCATATGGATATTATGGCAAGTGCTATTACAATTTCTTCAAACTACGTAACAAGCGGAACACCTGAATTCTACGTAGGTGATGGAACATTCCAATCCGAACCAACCGACCAAGAAAATCCATATTTTAGAACATTTGCTAGAAAATTCACAGTAGCACCTGCGGGTGGATTTGACGGATGGGATATATACCGTGAATCAAGAACTAATACCGATAGATTTATACTTGGTGGTACGGGTTATAAAAGGGGTGCGTGTCCATCATTGAGATATCCAAATGCGACAGGTGCTGGTATGTTTAAACCAATCACTGTAGACCAAAACACAGTAGATTTTGCAAGTTCTGACTACTATGCTTATTTGTTAGGTATGAGAACTATGGCAAATCCTGAAGCGGTTAACATCAACGTATTTGTAACACCTGGTATTGATTATGTAAACAATTTGTTACTTGTTAATGAGGCAATTAATATTGCAGAAATTGACAGAGCGGATTCTATTTACATTACTACAACACCTGACTTTAACATGTTTGTGGCAACTTCCTCGAGTTCGGAAGACGCTATTTTCCCACAATCGGCGGTTGATAATCTAAATGATACTGGTATTGACTCTAATTATACTGCTACATACTATCCTTGGATTTTAACGAGAGATACTGTTAATAATACACAACTTTACATTCCACCAACTGCGGAAGTAACAAGAAACTTAGCACTTACTGACAACATCGCATTCCCTTGGTTCGCAACTGCGGGTTATACAAGAGGTCTTGTTAATGGTGTTAAAGCAAGAAGAAAACTTTCTCAAGAAGACAGAGACGTTCTTTACGAAGGAAGAATTAATCCAATCGCAACTTTCTCTGATGTTGGAACTGTAATTTGGGGTAATAAAACTTTACAAATCGCACAGTCGGCACTTGATAGAATTAACGTAAGAAGATTGTTATTACAAGCACGTAAGTTGATTTCTGCGGTTTCCGTGAGATTACTGTTCGAACAAAACGACGATATAGTAAGACAACAATTCTTGGATGCCGTTAATCCTATATTGGATTCAATCAGAAGAGATAGAGGTCTTTATGATTTCAGAGTAACTGTTAGAAATACACCTGAAGACTTGGATAATAACAGACTTGTTGGTTCGATTTATATTAAACCTACAAGAGCGTTAGAATTTATAGATATTACATTCTACATAACTCCGACAGGCGCTTCATTCGAAAACATCTAACGTATGGATAATAAAAATAAAAAAACGACAACTCAAATAAAAGAGACCAAACCAAAAAAAATAGTAGTAAGTGAGGCTCAATTAGAGAGGTTAATTCAAAAATTGTCAAAATGATTAGAAAAGGGATATATAAAAAACCAGTCTCCGTGTCCGAAGGGATTACGGAGGCTGGAACTCCCGATATGAAGTATTATGCTTTTGATTGGGATGATAACATTATGAACATGCCAACAAAAATTATCTTGAAAAACGATGATGGCGAAGAAGTCGGAATGTCAACTGAGGATTTTGCACATTACAGAAGTATGATAGGTAAAGAAGATTTTCAGTATGAGGGGGATACAATCGTTGGTTTCGGAGATAATGCTTTTAGGAACTTTGGAGTTGAGGGTGATAGGAAATTTATTGTAGACTCAATGACCGCACCTACGGGACCAGCATGGAATGATTTTGTAGAGGCTATAAATAACGGCTCAATATTTGCAATAATCACCGCAAGAGGACACACTCCTACCGTATTAAGAGAGGCTTGTTACAATCTGATTTTATCGAACAGAGATGGTATATCATTTATGTCACTTGTTAAAAATTTGGAAAAATATAGAGATATCGCAGGTTTTGAAGGGAACCAAGATAAAATGGAAATTCTGAATGAGTATTTAGATTTATGTAGATTTTATCCTGTTTCGTATGGTGAAGGTTCGGCAACAAGTCCAGAAGAGGGTAAAATAAATGCAATGAAAGAGTTCATATCGTATATCAAAGAAGTTTCAAGTACGATTGGAAAAAAAGCATTCTTTAAAAATGATGTTAGTAACAATTTTATTCCTGAACCAACATTAGGTTTTTCCGATGATGACATAAGAAATGTTGAAACTATGAAAAAACATTTCGAAGATGAACCAGATAACATACTACAAACCTATTCAACCGCAGGTGGAATAAAAAGAAAATATTAAAAAAAAAATAAATTTGATAATATTTATCATAAAACAATAAACAGAATTTAAAAAACTTAAATAAAATGGCTGATTTACTAATGAAAATGCCCATACCGTATGAACCAAAAAGACAAAACAGGTTCATCTTGAGATTTCCATCATCTTTGGGCATAAACGAATGGTTTGTGGAATCGACAGCGAGACCACATATAACAATAAACGCAACCGAAATTCCTTTTTTGAATACTTCAACTTACGTTGCTGGAAGATTCACATGGGGTAAGTTAAATGTTAAATTTAGAGACCCTATCGGACCCTCAGCATCACAAGCTTTGATGGAGTGGGTACGTCTTTGTGCAGAATCTGTTACAGGCCGTATGGGTTATGCTGCTGGATACAAGAAAAATGTCGATTTGGAAATGTTAGACCCAACTGGTGTTGTTGTAGAAAAATGGATATTAGAAGGAACATTCTTAGATGATGTTAACTTTGATAGTTTGGCATATAATCAGGATGGTTTAGCAACAATCTCAGCTTCGATGAGAATGGACCGTTGTATCTTAGTTTACTAAAATTTTTATAAAAAAAATATTAAAAAAATCCCATGCACTTTGTGTTATGGGATTTTTTTTGTTTATTTATGTCAATGTGATATTATGTTTGTGATAAAAAAAGTATATGGAACAAGATATTTCAGTTTATGGTCAAATGAATTTTAGTTTACCACATGATGTGGTACCTCTACCGACAGGTGGAATTTTTTACAAAAACAAAAAAAAATCTATCAAAGTAGGTTATTTGACTGCCACAGATGAAAACATTCTTTTGAATGCGACGACAAACAACAAGGAAGGTGTTGTATTACAACTAATGAGGAGTAAAATCTATGAAACGGATTTGAGACCTGAGGAACTACTAACAGGTGATGTTGAAGCCATATTAATTTTTTTAAGAAATACCGCATTTGGTACAAATTATGATATAACACTTACTGACCCACAAACACAAAAAAGATTCAACGTAACAATTTTGTTGGATGAATTAAACATTAAAAAAACTGATGTCAAACCTAATGAAGACGGTTTATTTGTAGTCAGATTACCTAAATCTGGTAATGAAGTAAAAATTAAACCATTATCATTGGGAGATAGTTTAGAAATTGAAAGAATGATTGAATCATACCCTTCTAATCGAGTTGCTCCAAAAGTAACTTGGAGACTCAACAAACAGATTGTTTCAATTGACGGTGACACCGATAAAGGTATGATTGCAAAGTTTATCGAAACTATGCCAATTATGGATTCAAAATTTATTAGAAATTTTTTGAATGAAAATGAACCAAGATTAGATTTACAAAAAGAAGTAACCGCCCCATCAGGAGAAAAAGTGATTGTTGATATCGCGTTTGGGGTTGAGTTTTTTCGGCCTTTCTATTGATTATAGGAAATCTATTTCCGATGAATATTATTACTGTTCGAAACATCTAAATATTTCCTATTCAGATTTTTTAATTTTACCAACTTATTTGAGAAAATACTTAATCAATAAGTTAATAGAGGAAAGTGCCCCTAAAAATAATCAATCATAGTATTTATAAAAATAAAAGGTAAACTATGATGTCCAACGGAGATGGTTCTGAAAACGAAAATGAGAATACGCCTTATGCGAAAAAAGTTAAGAATGAGGTTGTAAGTAAGTATAAAAAAAGCGCTGATAAAGCATTCGATGTAGGAACTACTATATCATCTGCGAACGATGCTGCAATTAAATTGAATACTGCGCTTGCGGGCTCTGGTGCTTTAGCGGCAACAATAACCACAAATTTTGTCGACGCGGGTCAAAAAATGTTACTACTCACAGATAAAGTGAGTAGTTTAGAAGAAGGTATGCAGATGGCCGCCGATGTCAATAAAAACTTGATGGATGCGACCGGTCGAGCTTACATTGCATCCTCCAAGGAGTTAGCCGGCATAGTTTCTGCACAACAGGCTTCGGGTGTCGAAGCGTCAAAACTACTTACAGCTTTTAAAAGTCAAGGATATGCCTTAGAGGGAATACCAAAAACTATACAAAAAGTAATTGATACCTCAAGAGCATTGGGTGTGAATTCTGAGGCCGTTACATCGTCAGTTGTGACAAATTTAGGTAAATTAAACACATTCAACTTTGCTAACGGTGTTGAAGGATTGACAAGAATGGCCGCTCAAGCCGCGGTTGTTGGAGTTGATATGCAAAAAATGTTTTCACTCGCCGATGACATGTTTGACCCTGAAAAGGCCGTGGGATTGGCATCGTCTTTACAAAGACTCGGAGTTGCAACAGGAGACTTATTGGACCCACTTAAGTTGATGGATTTAGGACAGAACAATCCACAAGAATTACAAAATCAGATTGTACAAATGTCCAAACAGTTCACATATTTCAATGAACAAAATCAAAAATTTGAAATTTTACCTGGCGCAAAGTTACAACTTAGAGAAATTGCCAAAGAGATGGGTATGAGTGCTGACGAATTGGCAAAGATGGCGTTAGGAAGTTCAGACCTTTCGAAAAAAATGAGTGAAATTAAGTTTCCTGAATTGGAAACAGGACCCGTAAGTGAAGACCAAAAAATGATGTTGGCGAATCTTGCGGAACTCAAAGACGGAGAATATAAAATTAAAGTTCAAGAAACAGTACTGACAGAAAAGGGAGAAAGAGTTGCAACCGGTAAAGTCGAAGAAAAATCA